AGAGAGATTTCGACTTCTGCTATTTTTATTGGTGTTAATAGTGGTATGATGAATATAGCTAATTGTTACCCTCATATAAACAAAAAGCTAATTATTGATTTAGCTTCTGGTCAATTTAACGAAAATTTAAATAGATTCCATCCTCTATCTTTTGATCATCATTTGTTTGGATGGGTGGATTATGGTTGGCAGTATTATAATGATACCGAAATTGACATTGGATGCACTTATTCTTACAATAAAATATAATGATTAAGCTAAAAGTAGATGAAGGATACGCTTTTGATTACTTAGCTATCCTAGAAGTTAAGAAAAATAATAATCCAGAACAGACGGAGCTTTGGCTTAATTGCTCTGCTTATTTATCAAGTCAATTTTCTAAAGAGTTTTGGGACAATTTAATCTCATCTAAAGAATACGAGGATATGATTTTAGTTAACCAGAAAACTTTTGATGCAGTTGATGAAGCTCGTTATGGGGAAATAACTGCCAAAGAAGTTGATGATTGTAATATGGAAAGATATAATGCTAAACAAAGATTTAGGAATAAATTTTTTTCAGAAAGTGATCGGTTAGAATTTAAAACATGAAAAAAGTAATTATTACAGGAGTCACAGGACAAGATGGTAGCTTTATGGCAGACTACCTTCTGAAGAATACGGAGCACACTGTTGTGGCTGGTGTCCGTAGGTTGAGTGTAAAAAACCATGAGAATATTGAACACTTGATTAATCATCCTAGGTTCAAGTTAATTGATTTGGATGTGGCGGATCAAGCTAATACAGAGCTGGTAATAGCAGAGGAAAAACCAGACTACTTCATAAACTTTGCTGCTAATTCTTTCGTTGGTGTTAGTTGGAAGATGCCAGTTAACCATATGGAGACTAATGCTATGGCGGTGCTATACCAACTAGAGGCCATAAGGAAGTACTGTCCTAATTGTCGTTATTACAATGCTGGCTCTTCAGAAGAGTTTGGAGACGTTTTATACTCTCCTCAGTCAGAGCTTCATCCTTTGCGCCCAAGAAGCCCCTACGGTGTTTCTAAGGCTAGTGCTAGGCACATGGTAAAGGTTTGGAGAGACTCTTATGATTTATTTGCCGTGCAGGGTTGGTTGTTTAACCATGAAGGTACTCGTCGTGGAGAAGAGTTTGTTACTCGTAAGATTACTAAAAATGTGGCCCGTATTAAGAACGATTACATTTTAAATGATTTTAAACCTCTTGAGTTGGGGAATATTGATGCGAAAAGAGATTGGAGTGACGCTGAAGACTTTGTAGAAGGCGTTTGGTTAATGTTGAACCAAGAAGAGCCTAGAGAATACGTTCTTTCTTCAAATGAGACTCATACTATTAGGGAATTTGTAGAACAGGCATTTAACTTTGCTGGCTTTGCTGTAGAAGAGTGTAAGTGGGTTGGTAAGGGTGTAGATGAGAAGTATGTGCATGAAGGTAGGACTTTGATGCAGATTAACCCAGAATTCTATAGACCTGCTGAAGTAGAGGTTCTTTGGGGAGACTCTTCGGAGGCTAGGAGAAACTTAGGTTGGAAGCCTAAAACAGATTTTATCAGTCTTGTAAGGAAAATGGTTGATAATGACTTAAGATTACTCTAAGGTAGCTTCATGCCGAAGGGTAAAAAGACTTGTCCTAAATGTAAGGTACTATGCGCTGCATCTATTAAAACATGCCCTTGTGGTAATGTCTTTAAGAAATCTTCGTCTAAAAACAAGCCTCAATCTTTCTTCAAGGAAAGGAAAGATTTTATTAAAAGGATGTTAGGAGGAGGGAAGTCTTTAGACTATCGTCTGGATATGATGACAGCTACCAAGGTATTTAAGTTGTTTGATCAAGACGTTATCTTCTTGGGTAAGGTGAAACCTCCATTCAAACTAGAAGGATCAATAAAGTATTTTTTGACTAAAGATGGAATCGCTTATTTGAAGAGGAAGAAGCTTGAGTTTGAGTATAAGCCAAAGAATTATGAAAAAATGGTTGACCATAAGGATAAAGTGGGAGAAGATAGAAGGATCGAAAAACCAAAAACCCTGAGGAATTTTTTAGATGAGTAAAGTTAGCAGTAAGAATCAAGTTGGGACATCAGAGTTCATGTCTAAGTTTTTTAAATCGAATAAGGATTTTCACTACAATTACGAAGAGTGTGCTGACTCATACTTAGTTTCTACTGGGTCGATGATTCTCGATCAGTGTATGGGGGGTGGACTCAGTTCTGGATTGCAAAGGTTCATTGGGTGCAATGAAGGAGGGAAGACTAATGAGGCTCTTCATGTTATGCTGAACATGTTGGATACAGTAGAAAACACAAAGGGTCTTTATATAAAAGCAGAAGGCCGTTTGTCTAAAGCTATACAAGAAAGGTCTGGGCTTAACTTTGTCCAAGACCCTGAGAAGTGGGACATTGGAACCTGCCTTGTTTGGGATTGCAATATTTACGATACAGTTTTTGATGGTTTAAGGGAGCTTTTGAAGAATAACCCTGAAAAAGAAAGATTTTGCATTGTCATCGATAGTATGGATGGCTTGCTTTCAAAAGGAGATCTGGAAAAGAGTACTAGTGAAGCGGCTAAAGTCGCTGCAGGAGCTACTTTAACTTCTGATTTCTTAAAGAGGGTTAGCCTTGGGATGAGTAGGTTTGGTCACATGTGTATTATGGTGTCTCAGGTTCGGTCAACCATTAAGACTAGCCAATATGCAGCTAGTGATCCAAATAATCAAACTAATTCTAGCGGTGGCAATGCAGCTCTTCATTATCCTGATTGGATTATTAATTTTGAGAAAAGAAATCAAGCGGATTTGATTGTTCAAGATCCAAAGGCTAGGCCAAGTCCAGAAAACAAAATAATCGGTCATTATGCTAAAGTGCATATTCAGAAATCAACCAACGAAAGCACTGGTCTTCGTATAAGATATCCGATCAAGTATGGTCGCTTAGGAGGGAAATCTATATGGGTAGAGCGTGAAATTATAGAGATGCTCTTAATGTGGAGCTACATTGAGAAAGCAGGTTCTTGGTTTAAAATAGATCCAGAGATCGTCGCCTTTCTTGGCGAAAAGGGTTTCGATATTAAAGAAAAGTATCAAGGAATGAATTCGTTGTATTCCCTTCTGGAAGAAAACGAAGGTCTTACGAATCAACTTAAAGGCTTTGTAAGAGACCATATTTTATCATGATATTTCTGACTCCTACGGGCAGAGAGCAAAAGATCAAAAATTCTTCTCGATACTTAATCAATTGGGAGAAGAAGTGTCGGAGCAAAATACAGAAGAGAGTTAAAGATCTTTTACATTCTCATTGGATGGCGGATATTGTCTTTGAGGAATTTCCTGTTGTTGGTACTAGGATGACTATAGATTTTTATAATGCTAATAAGAAAGTGGCAATAGAAGTGGATGGTAACCAGCACTATAAATTCAATAAGTTTTTTCACTCAAACTCTAGGCAGAATTTTTTATCTCAGTTGCAGAGGGATGAGAAAAAAGAGTATTTTTGCGAAATCAACAACATTAAGCTTGTAAGAATTCTTGAAAATGATACGCTTGACGAAGAGCTTCTTAAAACATTGGACATTATATGAATCTTTTTGATAAAAGCGATAATACATTACCTCAGAGTATACTTACTAAACTCTATGACTGTACGGGTTCTCCTACTGGCGGGAATAAGGGATTTTTCTTGTTTTATATCAATGATTTGGGCCAACCAAGTTTCGCTACAAAGACGGAAAATTCCTGTGTGGATATGGCCTTGAGTAAATTGATAGAATTATCTCTTGAAAAGGGGGTTGATCAATGATTTCTAATATGGATCTAGAGAAGACTGTCTTGAAGGGTCTTCTCCAGCACCCCCATAAGTGGGCTGAGATTTCTATTTTTTTAAATGAGAAGGATTTTTATAGTGAAGACTCTCAGGTTCACCTTTCTATTTTCAAACTAATTAAGAATGCTCTTGATAATGCGGAAACGATTGACGATACGATCCTTATACCTCGTCTTAATGAATTAAAGGTTAGCTTCCCTGATAGCATTGATCTAGCAGAGTATATACGGTCTTTGGTTTTTCATAAGATAACAGAAGACATATTCCTTTCTTCCGTTAAGGAGTTAAAGAAGTTTTCGGCTAGACGAGAGATATATCATTCGTGCAAGGATGTAGCTAAATTTGTCAAGAAGATAGATCCTAATTTAAAATATTCTGAAATTGTAGATAAAGCAGATGAAATCTACAACAAGAACATTAAGCAATTTGAGTTTAATGAGGATGGGCCAGTAAATCTTTTCGAGATAATGGAGTCTGTCGTTGAGGAGAGAGGGAATAACCCAGTAGAAGAGGCTGGGATGATGGGTCCACACCAGAGGGTTAATGAGATTTATGGTTCCTTGCTTTTAGAGGGTAATATCTCAGTCATTGTGGCTCGTTCTGGAGTGGGAAAGACTCAGTTTTGCATGGATTATACCACGAGGGCTGCTGCGAAATATGAGATCCCAGTACTCCATTTTGATAATGGAGAGATGAGTGAAGAGGAACTTATATTCCGTCAATGCTCGGCAATGACAGGAATACCTATATTTTTACTGCAAAGCGGTAAGTGGAGGACTTCAAGTTATGGAGATTGGACTGCTGAAGAGGTGGTGGATAAGGTGAGGTCTGCTTGGAGTAAAATTAAGAACATGAAGTTCTACTATGAGAATGTGGCAGGAATGTCTGCTGATGAGATGTGCTCTCTTTTGAAGAGGTTTTATTATTCAAAGGTTGGTCGAGGGAAGCGTATGATTTTTAGTTTTGATTACATCAAGACTGACTTCAATAATTTAGGAAAAAATGATGGTTGGCAGCAGGTGGCCTCTATGGTTCACAAATTCAAGCAGACAATCCATAGAGATCTTTGTTTTGATGGGAAGCCTTGTGTCTCAATGATGACATCTGTTCAGGCAAATAGGCTTGGTATCACTGGGAACAGGGGAGCCGATTCTATAGTGGATGATGAGAGCGTTGTTTCTCTTTCAGATGGCATCACTCAGTTCTGTTCTCACTTATTTTTACTTCGTCGGAAGATTGCGGATGAGATCCACGAAGAGGGGGACCGTTTCGGTACTCATAAATTAATTAACTTAAAGTCTCGTCATTTAGGCAAAGAGGCTCTTCGTGCAATTAATCCTGTTGAGATGCCAGATGGATCAAACAAAAACAATTTTATTAATCTTGAGATTAAGAACTTTAGGGTTACAGAGAGGGGAGACTTGCAGGACATTGTAGATTCAGTGAATAATCAGGATGTTCGTGTAAGGAATAATGATTCGGAAGATATTCCCGTGATTTTGACCCCCTAGGTTGATGGATTACAAACAAGTACTCGAGGATCTTGGCTACAGGCTTAAGGATCATGGTTCATATTGGAGGACTAGCGCTATCTATAGGTCAGGAGATAATTCGACAGCTCTACAAATTTACAAGGACACAGGGGTTTGGAAGGATTATGTGGAGGACTCAATGTTTCTCCCTTTCGAAGCTTTACTGCAGAAGACTCTTAACACTAATGATAAGACTATTTTAAGTTCTTATTTGAAGGATATTAGTGTAAATATTCAACATAGAACTGCTAAGAAGAATCTTTTGAGTGAAGAGAAGACATATCCTAAATCTTGTTTGAGTAGACTACTCCCTCATTATGATTTTTATTTAGAAAAAGGTATTTCGGAAGATACGATGAAACAATTCCAATGCGGTCTTGCCATGTCAGGTAAGTTGTATCAACGTGTTATATTCCCAGTATTTCGCTCTGATGGTCTCATACATGGCTTTTCGGGGAGAAAGGTTACTGAAGACCCTAGACCTAAGTGGTTGCATAATGGCCGCTGTTCTGATT